GGGCTTATGATATAATGAGTACAGACGACTTAGACTTTGGCTCAAATGAGGTTTACCCAGGTGATGCTTCAGCGCATCAATTCTATGGATTTCCAAGAAATGCAGAGGTTCCACCACCAATTGAAGAAGAAGAAGTAATTTCAGAATAAATAGTGTAACTATATAGAAAAATAACAATTAAATTTAATCAAAATGGGAAAAATTAAAGAAGATCAGTTAAAGAAAGTGGTTAAGCAACAGAACGAACTAGCAAGTGTGTTAGGTCAAATAGGTGCTTTAGAGTCACAGAAACATAGTCTATTACATGCTATCGCTGATATGAACGTGAAGATAGAAGAGTACAAAGTTGAGCTAGAAGAAGAGTATGGTAAAATATCCATAGACTTATCTACTGGTGAGTACACTGAAATAGAAGAAGATGAGTAATATTATAAGAAAGATCAGTATAGGCTCTGACTATAAAAATGATGCTATGCATTATTCTATAGGTCAAGAAGTTTATGGTGGTCATAAAATAGCTTATATACTACTGGATGAAGAAGATAATTCTTATAACATACATATAAAAAAGAACAATGAGGTATTGCCATGGAAGAAGTTTAATTCTAACATGGCTATATCCATTGAGTATGATCTTCAGTATTAATGAGAAGTGTATACGATTTTATTGTAGAACCAGTAGGAGAGAGATACGACAACGAGTTAAAAGTAGGTGATAAAAAACTAGTTTTAAATTCTAAAATAGAAAGTCACAAGTTTATAAACAATAAAGCTAAAGTGATATCTGTGCCAATAGCCTTTAAAACCCCTATAAAAGTAGGTGATGAGGTTATTATACACCACAATGTATTTAGAAGATACTACAACCAAAAAGGTAAAGAAGTAAACAGTAGTAAATACTTCAAAGATAATAGGTATTTCTGTCAATTAGATCAGATATACTTATACGGTAAAGATAACTCGTGGAAACCTTTTAACAATAGATGCTTTGTAGCACCTATAATTAATAAGGATGATTTAGAGCTAAAGAAAGAGAAAAACCATATTGGAATACTAAAGTATGGTAATAGTTCCTTAGAAGCTCTTAAAATAAGTAATGGAGACGTTGTAGGTTTTACACCTAACAGCGAATTTGAATTTGTCGTTAACGATGAATTATTATATTGTATGAAATCAAAAGATATTGTAATTAAATATGAGCACGAAAAAAACCAAGCTCAGTATAATCCAAGCTGGGCAAAGAGCAGTTGAGGAATTAATAAAGGTAGCTAAAGAACCTATAGTAGATTCAGGTGATGATATAACTGCTGATAGATTAAAGAATGCTGCTGCTACAAAGAAGCTAGCCATATTTGACGCTTTTGAAATACTAACTCGTATTGAAGAAGAAAAAAGTATGATAAATGAAAGTGGTAATACTAAAGAAAAATCTTTTAAAGGTTTTGCAGAAGGGAGATCTAAATGATGTACGAGCAAACATTAGTAAAAACACTTGACGACTACATAAAACCAGGTATTGTAAAGAAAAATAACAGATACAAAAAATGGAGTTATGGTTATGATATTGAGCATGACATAGTCATTATCAGTAAGGACGGTACTCTAGGTGAGGTTATACAAATACAGAACTTGGTCATAGGATTACCTTTGGAACCTGAAAAGGTATATAAACGCTCTAATAAAAAGCAAGAGCAAAAATGGGAGAAGTTAGATTACCCTAAAGAGCTTTTAAAAATAAAGAGTGTATTTGATTGGGAGAAATACCCTAACGTGTTTAAAGAAAAATGGTATGACTATATTGATGAAGAGTTTAAGAGAAGGGAGCAGGGTTTTTGGTTCAAAAACAATGGTAATAGCAATTATATTACTGGTACTCACTATATGTTCTTGCAGTGGTCCAAGATTGATGTTGGGGCAGCAGACTATAGAGAATCAAACAGATTATTCTTTATCTTCTGGGAAGCTTGTAAAGCGGATGTACGGTGTTACGGAATGTGCTATCTTAAGAACAGACGATCAGGTTTCTCTTTCATGGCATCAAGTGAGGCGGTTAACCTTGCTACAATATCCACAGATTCAAGATTTGGCATTTTATCAAAGTCAGGACAAGACGCTAAAAAGATGTTTACTGATAAGGTCGTCCCTATCTCGGTTAATTATCCCTTCTTCTTCAAGCCGATCCAGGACGGTATGGACAGGCCGAAGACAGAACTCGCTTATAGGGTCCCAGCCTCGAAACTTACCCGTAAGAAACTCGACGAGGGTATCGCGTCAGAGGATAAACAGGGGCTCGACACAACGATCGACTGGAAGAACACCGGGGACAACTCGTACGATGGTGAGAAACTAAAGATACTAGTACACGATGAAAGTGGTAAGTGGGAAAGACCTGACAACATACTAAATAACTGGAGAGTTACAAAAACTTGTTTACGATTAGGTAAAAAGATAGTTGGTAAATGTATGATGGGTAGTACCTCAAACGCTTTAGATAAAGGTGGTGCTAATTTTAAAAAATTATATTATGCTTCAGACGTCAGGGAGAGAAACCGCAACGGACAGACTAGCTCAGGATTATATAGTTTGTTCATACCTATGGAATGGAATTACGAAGGATTCATCGACGCTTATGGCTTACCTGTATTCGATACGCCAAAAGATAAAGCAGTAGATCCAGCAGGTGACATAATTACAACAGGAGTAATAGAGCATTGGGAGAACGAAGTTGATGGTTTAAAGAGTGATCAAGATGGATTAAACGAATACTACCGTCAGTTTCCAAGAACAGAAAAGCATGCATTTAGAGATGAAGCAAAATTATCTTTATATAATCTAACTAAGATATACGAGCAGATAGATTACAATGAAGAAGTTAGAAATAAAAGTTTAGTCACAAGAGGTAGTTTTCAATGGAGAGGTGATGTAAAAGATACAGTGGTTGAATTTAAACCAAATAACAATGGTAGGTTTTATGTATCGTGGATTCCGTCTATAAACTTACAAAACAATGTTATTGTTAAAAATGGTCTTAAATATCCAGGTAGCGAGCATATAGGTGCTTTTGGATGTGATAGCTATGATATATCAGGTACGGTTGACAAGAGAGGTTCTAACGGATCTCTGCACGGTTTAACTAAATTTAATATGGATAATGCTCCGTCTAATATGTTTTTCTTAGAATACATAGCTAGACCTCAGACAGCTGAGATATTTTTTGAAGACGTGCTTATGGCTTTGCATTTTTATGGAATGCCAATACTAGCAGAGAACAACAAACCAAGATTACTGTACTATTTAAAAAGAAGAGGTTATAGAAACTTCTCTATAAATAGACCTGATAAAGCATACAATAAGTTATCTGTAACTGAAAAGGAAATTGGTGGAATACCAAACTCTAGCGAGGATATAAAACAAGCTCATGCGGCTTCTATTGAAACATACATAGAAGATCACGTTGGCTACACAGGTGAAGGCTACGGTCAAATGTATTTTCAAAGAACATTAGAAGACTGGGCAAGATTTAATATAAACAATAGAACAAAGCATGATGCTACAATAAGTTCTGGACTTGCTGCTATGGCTTGTAATAAAAATAAGTATTCACCAGTATATAGAACACAGAGGAGAAAAGTGCAATTATCTTTTAACCGATATGACAACAACGGAAGTATTTCAAAAATAATAAAATAAATGATTTATACTAACACAAATAGTTCTTTCCCTAGTCAGGTAGTACCAGACGCAGAAAAGCAAACCTTAGAATATGGTTATGCTGTAGGTAGAGCCATTGAAAATGAATGGTTCAAAGGCGATAGAGGTACAAACGTCGGTGGTAGATTTGCAGGTAATTGGCAATACTTTCACAAGTTAAGACTCTACGCAAGAGGAGAACAGTCTGTGCAAAAATATAAAGATGAGTTATCTATAAACGGTGACTTAAGCTACTTAAACCTAGACTGGAAACCTGTAGCGGTGTTATCTAAGTTTGTTGATATTGTTGTTAACGGTATGACAGATAAGGGTTATGAGATAAAATCATTTGCATCAGATCCGTTTGCTGTAAAAGAAAGAACACAACATGCCACTGATTTAGCTGAGGATGCTTTTTCACAGGACGTAATACAAGACGCAAAACAAAAATTCGGCGTAGATTTAACTAAAACTAATATACCAGCTGATCAATTACCTAAAAGTAAAGAAGAGTTAGAATTACACATGCAACTAACATATAAGCAGGCTATAGAGATAGCTGAAGAAGAGCTTATAAATAATGTACTAGATTATAACAAATACGAAGAGGTTAAGAAAAGAGTAGCATACGATTTAGTTGTGTTAGGTATAGGTGCTAGTAAAACTGATTTTAATCTAGCTAATGGAGTTACTGTTGATTACGTAGATCCAGTTAACTTAGTACACTCTTATACGGAAGATCCAAACTTTGAGGATATATACTACGTGGGAGAAGTTAAAAGCGTGCCGTTAGAAGAAGTTAAAAAACAATTTCCAAACCTAACAGACGAAGATCTTATAGAGATACAGCGCTATCCAGGTGATTCAACTAGAACTAGAAATTTTAACGGTCAAGATAGTAATAATGATAATGTTCAAGTTTTATACTTTGAATACAAGACATATAGTAATCAAGTATTTAAAATAAAGCAAACAGATCAAGGTCTTGAAAAAGCTTTACAAAAGGACGATACATTTGATCCGCCTGAGAGTGACAACTTCAATAAAGTAAGTAGATCTATAGAAGTATTATATAGTGGTGCTAAGATATTGGGTTACGAAAAGATGCTTAAGTGGGAGCTAGCAGAGAATATGACTAGACCTTTTAGTGATCAAACTAGGGTTAATATGAATTATACTATATCTGCTCCTAGAATGTACAAAGGTAGAGTTGAAAGTATAGTAAGTAAAACTATAGGTTTTGCTGATATGATACAATTGACTCACTTAAAAATACAACAAGTGTTAGCACGTATGGTGCCAGATGGTGTTTTTGTAGATGTTGACGGGTTGGCTGAAGTTGATCTTGGTAATGGAACAAATTATAATCCACAGGAAGCACTTAACATGTATTTCCAAACTGGTAGTATAGTTGGTAGATCATTAACGCAAGATGGTGATCCTAACAGAGCTAAAGTACCAATACAAGAATTACAGACATCGTCAGGTATGAGCAAAATACAAGCACTTATACAAACTTATCAGTACTACTTACAAATGATAAGAGATGTGACAGGGCTTAATGAAGCTAGAGATGGTAGTCAACCAGCAAAAGATTCTTTAGTTGGTTTACAGAAACTAGCGGCAGCTGCATCAAATACAGCAACAAAGCATATACTTCAATCATTAATGTATATCACTGTTAGAATATGTGAGAATATAAGTCTAAGAGCGGCGGATATGTTAAACTTCCCTTTAACTAAGAACGCTTTAATGAATTCTATAAGTAGCTTTAATGTTAATACATTGGAGCAGATTGAAAAATTAAACATGCATGAGTTCGGTATATTTTTAGATCTAGAACCTGATGAAGAAGAAAAGCAAATATTAGAGAGAAATATACAAATAGCGTTACAATCTGGAGGTATTGATCTTGAAGATGTTATAGATTTAAGACAGATATCCAATATTAAGTTAGCAAATCAAATGCTTAAAATAAAACGTAAGCAAAAGATGGAGGCTGATAGGCAGGCTCAAATGCAAAACATACAAGCTCAAGCTCAAGCAAATGCCGAAGGTGCTGAAAAAGCCGCTATGGCTGAGGTTCAGAAACAACAAGCGTTAGCTCAAACAACACTTCAAATAGAACAGGGTAAGTCTCAGTTCGAAATGCAACGTATGCAGACTGAAGCTCAAATCAAGAAAGAGCTTATGGCTGAAGAGTTTAACTACAATATTCAATTAGCGAAAGCTAGAGCTGAGGCTGAAAAAGGAAAAGAAAAAGATATAGAAGATCGTAAGGACGAAAGAACTAGAATACAAGCTACACAACAATCAGAGCTTATAGCGCAACGTCAGAACGATGAACTACCTAAGAATTTTGAGTCGTCAGGTTTTGACTCACTAGGCGGATTTGGATTAGAACAATTCGACCCTAGATAAAAAAACTTTATTAATTTTATATTATTATATTATGTCAGAACAAACAGTAAAACAAGAGGGTGAATTTAAATTAAAGAAAAAAAAGACACCTAAGAAATTAGCTACACCAGAGAATAATATCACTAAGGTTAGCGTGAAAGAACCTTTGATTGAAACAGAGCCAGAGGTTACAAAAGTAGTTATCAAGGAAGAAAAAGAAGTACCAGTTGTTGAAGAAACAGTGGTAGCCGACGAAGAATCTAACTCACCTATACAATTAGTTGAAGAGGTTGAGGAAGAAGTTAAAGAGGTGGAGGCTGAATACAAAGAAGCTATTAGAGATGAAAAAGTTATTGGTAAACCTTTACCAGAAAACATCGAAAAGCTAGTTTCTTTTATGGAGGAAACAGGTGGTAATATAAACGACTATGTTAGACTTAACGCTGATTACTCTAATGTTGATAACGAAACATTATTAAAAGAATACTATAAACAAACGAAGCCTTATTTAGAAGGTGACGATATAAGTCTTATGCTAGAAGATTTTTCATACGATGAAGATATCGACGAGCAGAGAGATATACGCAAGAAAAAACTTGCATTTAAAGAAGAAGTTGCAAAAGCTAGAAACTTTTTAGAGGAAACAAAGAGTAAATACTACGATGAGATCAAGTTGAGACCAGGCGTAACTCAAGACCAACAAAAAGCCACTGACTTTTTTAACCGATATAATGAAGAGCAGAAAGCTGGTAAAGCAAAACACTCGGAATTTTTAAAACGTACTAATGAATTATTAACTGACGACTTCAAAGGTTTTGATTTTAATGTTGGTGAAAGTAAATTCAGGTACAGTGTAAAAAATCCACAAAAGGTAGCAGAAGCACAATCTGATATCTCTAATTTCATTGGGACGTTCCTAAATGATAAAGGAGAGGTTAAAGATACTAAAGGTTACCACAAAGCTTTATATGCTGCTAGAAACGCTGATACAATAGCACAACATTTTTATGAGCAAGGCAAAGCCGATGCTGTTAGAGACGTTATGGTTAAATCAAAAAACATTTCAACTGAACCTAGGAAAACTAGTGGCGGTGATGTGTTTATTAATGGTTTAAAAGTTAAAGCTATTTCTGGTGCTGATTCTTCAAAATTAAAGATAAAAACAAGAAAATTTAACTAACAAAATTAAACAAAATGAGTTTAACTCCACAATTTGGTTCATTGAAACCATCTCAAAAACAAGAAATTTTAGATAGCAATTATCTAAAGTTTAACGACGGTGCTAACGGAACAGACACTTTCGCACAACAATACTTACCAGAGATCTACGAACAAGAAGTAGAGCGTTACGGAAACAGAACATTATCTGGATTCTTAAGAATGGTAGGGGCAGAAATGCCAATGACTTCTGATCAAGTAATTTGGTCTGAGCAAAACAGACTACATATCTCTTACGATGGATGTACTACTAATGGAACAGACACAATTACAATACCTGTAGATTTAACACCAGCTGATCCTAAGGATTATGTTGCTAATGTTGTATCTGTAGGAGCTACTATTGTAGCTTTAGATGGAGCGGGAGCTGAGATAAAAGCTGTTGTAACTGGTTCTAACTTAACCACAGGTGCTTTAACAGTAGCTCCTTATACCGCTGCAAATATATCTGGTTTAGCAACTACAGGTGTAAAAGTATTTGTATTTGGATCTGAGTATGCTAAAGGTTCAAGCACGCCTAACTACCAAGAAATTACCAACCCTGATGGGTATATATCTGTTGACCCTTCTTTCACACAATTCTCTAACTCACCAATCATCATCAGAAATAAATACGTTGTAAACGGATCTGATATGGCTCAAATCGGTTGGGTGGAAGTTGCTACTGAAGACGGAACATCTGGATATTTATGGTACTTAAAAGCTGAGTCTGAAACAAGATTACGTTTTGAAGACTACCTAGAAATGTCTGTGGTAGAAGGTGAAATTGCTGCCCCTGCATCTGCTGCTAAAACAGCAAAATACAAAGGTACTCAAGGTTTATTTGCTGCTATCGAAGATAGAGGTAATGTAAACGTAGGATTTACTGCTGCTGCAGGTCTTGATACTTTTGACGATATCTTGAAAAACTTAGATACTCAAGGAGCTATTGAAGAGAACATGTTATTCTTACAAAGACAAACGTCTTTAGATTTTGACGATATGTTAGCTGCAATCTCTGGAGGTGCTCAAGGTGGTACTGCTTATGGATTATTTGAAAACTCTGAAGAAATGGCATTGAACTTAGGTTTCTCTGGATTCAGAAGAGGTTCTTATGACTTCTATAAGACTGACTGGAAATACTTAAACGATGCTTCTACTCGTGGCGGTATGACTGGAGTATCTTCAATCGAAGGTGTATTAGTACCAGCTGGAACTTCTACAGTTTATGACCAAGTATTAGGTACGAACATCAGACGTCCTTTCTTACACGTAAGATATAGAGCTTCTCAAGCAAATGACAGAAGAATGAAGCAATGGGTAACTGGTTCTGCCGGTGGAGCTGCTACATCTGATCTAGATGCTATGGAAGTAAACTTCTTATCTGAAAGATGTTTATGTGTACAAGGTGCTAACAACTTTGTATTATTCAAAGGAATCTAATTGATTCAACAAATGTAATTCTTACCCTCGTTGAACTGACGGGGGTAATTATTACCCTTATAAATTATTTAATTATATTATATTATGGCTGCAAAAAAAGCACCAGCAAATAAAGTTGAGGTTGCTCCTCAGCAAGAAGTAGTAGTAAAAGCTCCTACAAAAACACAACCAGCTAAACCAAGCTGGGAAATAAAAGATAGAACATATATATTAACTTCTAACAAATCACCAATAACATTTACAATACCTAGTAAACATACTTCTAAGCATGCTTTACTATTTTTTGATAAAGATAGTCGTGAACAAAAAGAAATAAGATATGCAACAAACCAATCTTCACCGTTCGTAAAAGAACAACAAGGTGAAGCTACTTTAGGTCACATTATATTTAAAGACGGCTCGTTGTTTGTTCCAAAAGAAAAACAAAACCTTCAAAAAGTATTGTCTTTATATCACCCTTCTAAAAATAAGTTATATAAAGAACTTGATCAAGTCGAAATAGCAGAAGATGAATTAGATATATTAGAGCTACAGATTGACGCTTTAAACGCTGCTAGAGGTATGGATATAGACCACGCTGAAGCAATATTAAGGGTTGAGTTAGGATCTAAGGTGTCTACGATGAGTTCTAAGGAACTTAAAAGAGATTTGCTACTGTTTGCAAAGATGAGTCCAGGTTTGTTCCTAGATTTAGCTAATGATGAGAACGTACAATTAAGAAATTTTGCAATACAAGCTACCGAGGCTGGTATCATAAGATTATCAGATGATCAAAGATACTTTACTTGGGCTAGTAATGGAAGAAAACTAATGGAGGTTCCTTTCGATGAAAATCCTTATTCAGCATTTGCATACTTCTTAAAAACAGATGAAGGTGTTGAAATATACAAATCTATAGATAAAAAGATTAATTAATATGTAATAATATAGAGGGTAGTGTAATGCTGCCCTTTGTATTATAATTCAAACAAATATGGCTATAAATGTAAATACAGTTTATCAAACAGTTCTGTCTATACTTAATAAAGAGCAGAGGGGTTTTTTAACACCATCGGAATTTAACAAGTTAGGTACACAAGTACAGTTAGATATATTTGAGAAATACTTTGAAGATTTAAATCAACAATTAAGAGTTCCTCAAGCCGATACTGACTACTCTGACAGAGTTATGAATGTTGATGAAAAATTAGCTATATTTAAAACATTTGGCGCAGCTGTATATAATAACTCTTCTAACCCTAAGTTAAAATCATTTTCATTACCTACTCAAGACAGTTACGGAAATAACGTAGACTTCTACAGGCTGGGAACTGTAACGTATAAAGATGATAAAGGTGATATAACAGAACTACAGAGACTTTCAAGAACAGAATTCTACAATATAGAAAGATCTCAACTTACCAAAGCAACAAAAAGATTTCCTACTTATTTATACGAGAATAAGGGTAATGTAAATATACCTGGTCAACAAATAAATGGTAATATTCAGAATATTATGTACATCAACCCAGCTAGTATCACTAATGGGATTGAAGTTGATTACATAAGAAAACCTATAAACCCTATATGGGGATTCACTACAGGCTCTAGAGGTCAATATATATATAACAGTAATTACTATGATTCTTCTGATGGGACTGGCTCTATAGACTTTGAGTTACACGAGTCAGAACAAGTTAATGTTATATTGAGAATACTAGCATATGCCGGTATAATAATAAGAGATCCCCAAATAGTACAAGCAGCAGCTAGTGAGGTACAACAAAATGAAATAAATCAAAAAAGCTAATAAGATATGCCTTTACCAAATGGTGGTTTAATAACCGAAAACAATAGACAATACTACGAAGGCGCACAAAGTTTTTCAGGTAATAACAGTGGTGATCCTGGACAAAGCTTTACCACTACTTTCGACACGGATCTAGTGTTTTACTCAACTGTGACTACTGATCCTCAATATGACTTGAATAACTTTAAAGTTTATGTAAGTCCAACAGGTGTTAGTGGTAGTTTTACAGAGGTTACATCTTACACTGTGCTAAACAATACAGTTACTATAGATGTCGGTATACCATCAGATGCAACTGTAATTATTCAGTTAAAAAAGCGAGATGGTGGAGTATATGGAAACACACCATCAGAAAAAGCTTACGGTAATACTACAGAAGACAATTATGGTTCTTATAGCTATATCAAGCTTAACGATGTTATAAATAACTTTATAGTTGCTTACGTTGGTAACGGTAAGTTAATACCAAGTTGCAAAAGAACAGATATTATATTTCACGCTAAACGTGCAATGCAGGAATTTAGCTACGATACATTGAGAAGTATAAACTCTCAAGAATTAACGATACCAAATAGCTTAAGTATTATAATTCCTCAAGATTATGTTAATTATGTTAGCATGTCTTGGTATGATAGTCAAGGTATAGCTCATAAAATATACCCAACAAAACTTACTACAAATCCATATCAGACACCTGTACAAGACGGTGAAGGTCAACCAACTCAAGACGCTAATAGTAACAATATAGAAGGTACTTCAGTTGTAGAGGAGAGGTGGAGAAATAACTTCTACAAAAATGATAGAAATGTAAATGTAGATGACGTTCTTGCGAATGGTCCTTACGGAAGTGGTTTTAGTCATGGCTACGGAGGTGTTTATGGACTAGATCCTCAATACGCAAACGCTAATGGCTGGTTTACTATAAACGACAGAGAAGGCAAATTTTCATTCTCATCTAATTTGGTTGATAAACTGATAGTGTTAGAGTATGTATCTGATGGTTTATCTTCTAGCTTAGATACTAGAGTGCCTAAAATGGCTGAAGAAGCCATGTATGCTTATATATCGCATGCTATAATTTCTACTAGAATAAACCAACCAGAGTACATAGTGCAAAGACTTAAGAGAGAAAAGTCTGCGAAACTTAGAAATGCAAAGATAAGATTATCTAACATTAAACTTGATGAAATAGTTCAAACAATGAGAGGTAAATCTAAATGGTTAAAACATTAAATTAAATGGCTAGTTTTAAAAATATTTTTATAAGATCCAAGATGAATAAAGATCTTGATGATCGATTATTACCTCAAGGAGAATATAGAAACGCAATAAACATACAGGTTAGTAAATCAGAATCTGAAGACGTTGGTGCATTAGAAAACGTATTAGGTAATGAAATGGTGTTTGACTTTCAATCAGTTACTAAATCTGAGGAAGATGATTTAATATGTGTTGGATATTTAGTTTCTGAAGTAAATTCTAGCGTGTTTTTATTTCTAACCGACAACACAGTTGCTAAAAATCCTTACGGTGTATATGAACCTCTGGCTCAAAATTACATAGTTAGATTAATAATATCACCAAACACATCTATACAGAGCACCGTTTTAGTACAAGGGCCTTTTCTGAATTTTTATGAAGATAGTCCTATGCACGGTGTAAACTTGTTGGAAGATCTTTTATTCTGGACTGATAATAGAAATCAACCTAGAAAAATAAGGGTTAACGCTGCTGCTGACGATAGTAATTACTATAATATAGAAGATACAATATCTGTAGCGAAGTACATGCCTTATAATGCACCTATGCTTTGGCAAGAAATAACAGCAGATATGGCAGCTGATAATCCAAATTTATCACCAGCTGTTGGTAGTTACGAGACAACTATGAAAGATGTTGTTAGTCAGGATTTACCAGATGGTAGTACAGGTAATCCATATTACAACACTAACTATCAAGGTGATCCTGATTATTTAGAGGATAAATTTGTTAGGTTTAGTTATAGATTTAAGTTTGATGATGGCGAATATTCTGTTTTTGCGCCGTTTACACAAGAGTGTTTTATACCTAAGCAAGATGGTTATTTTTTATACACTAATGATGATGATAATGATATGTCAGCGGCTTATAGAAGCACTGTTGTTGATTTCATGGAAAACAAAGTAAATCAAATCGATTTGTTAATAGATTTACCTAAAGTAGGTGATCCAAATTATGTAACAACTCTAGAAAATGTAACTAACCATTTTAAGATAGTAGAGATAGATATACTGTATAAAGAATCGGATAGTTTAGCTGTAGCAGTTGTAGATACTATAACATCTGCTCAAATATCGGCTCAATTCAACGCGGCCAACCCTTCAAACACGTATAGGTATACATACTCTGGAACTAAACCCTTTAGAACACTTCCAGAAGATCAATTAATTAGAGTATATGATAAAGTTCCTGTAAAGGCTTTAGGTCAAGAGGTAATAAGTAATAGAATTGTATACAGTAATTTTCAAACAAAGCACACGCCACCAATCATAAACTATAATGTTGGTGCAGGGGCTAAAAAAAGCTTTGATGTAACTACTAGTCCTAATAACCAAACTTCTTGGAACACGAACATAATAGAATATCCAAACAGTACTTTAAAGCAAAATAGAAACTATCAGGCTGGTTTTGTTTTTTCTGATAGATTTAGTAGAACTACATCAACTGTATTATCAAACTCGTCAGACACAACCATTTCAGGGCCTAGCGCTACTCAATTGTCAACAGTTTACTCTGAGTACAACCCTTCAGGTGTAGATATAGGTTTATGGCCAGGTGATTCATTGTTTGTTGACGTAAAAGAAAAAATACAAACAACACCTATTAATTTAAATCTTTACCCTGGTGTATATAATGGAGATCCTAGTGATGCTAATTATAATCCTTTAGGTTTTTATACTTGGAAGGTCGTTGTAAAGCAACAAGAACAAGATTACTACAATGTATATCTTCCGGGAGCAATAACAGCATACCCAATTCTAACTGACTTAGAACTTGGTGTAACCTCGCATATAACGTTAATAAATGACAATATAAACAAAGTACCTAGAGATTTATCTGAAGTAGGTCCTGATCAAAAACAATTTAGAAGTTCTGTTAGATTGTTTGGTAGAGTTGAAAACACTTTAGGTGTAGCAAATGGGACTGGAACTCCACCAATATCAACTAATTTTGGAGTTGTTAATAAACAATATTTCCCTTCAAGGTTTGCTGATACAGTTTCTACAGTATCTAACATGTTCGATATGTTTAATATTGAAGTGGGTGCTAATTACAATAACGATTATGATGCAGCTTTTTATGAAGCGGAATCAAATCCTTTGATTGGTAGAGTTAGTACATCAGATAGATTCGGGCAAATAGACCCTCCTCAACCAAGCAGTTATAGTATACAAAATTTAGCTGTTTATGAAACAGAGCCAGTTGAATCTAGACTAGATATATATTGGGAAACTAGTAGTTCAGGTACAATAAGTGATTTAAACGATCAAATAGATGCAGATGGTAATCAAACTATATCTAATATAGTAAATCTTGATTGGTATGTGAGTGAATACTTTGGAATATACAGCGGAACTCCTTCCAGCCCAGAGCCTGGGGGAACAACAGATCAACCACTACCAGCTAATGGTCTTCTTGGTAGATTTAGATCGGTTGTAACAGGTCAATTTCAATTTGAAAACTCTGTAGGAAATCCAATACAAACTATAATAGATGCATCTTTTACTGTAACTGATGCTGATTTTATAGATCGCACTTCCGATTTTGAATTAATAAAGATACCAGGTACCCTTAATGGAGGGCCAGGTAGCTATACCGACTACAGAGGAAACATTACTACAGCACTAGCTAAAGACTCTTTTATAATAGTAAATAAAATATATAGAATATATACTACTGCTGACGTAAATCAAATGGATTTTGTTGTTACAATAAGTGGTAGAGATGGAGATCCTGCTATAACAGACGCCCCTTTGTATACCCAAGTATTTACATCATCACCTATCCAGGGTGAAACAGAAGTAGATAACTTGAATACAATAATAGTAGGTGGTGAAACTTTTGGTGATGGAGCTACTTCTTGGGGACAAACCTCAACAATAGTTGATTACGCTAAAGAGTGTCCTCCTCCTCCTTACTTACAGGTACCTGTCGGATTAGCTAAACAAATTAAGTTTTATGGATCTAATGGAACTAATGCTCTATCTTCTGGTTTAAACAACCAAAGCGGATTACAGTGGAGCATATCAGGTCAGACGCAGAATGGTAGCGCTGTTACTATTTTTACAATAAACACTAATGGAGAAGTTAGTGACAGCCCGAGTAATCCCGCTAGTGGTGTTTATGATTTAGAAATAACTTTGTCTGGCCCAGATAGTTCATTTGATACTTGTTCTTTTCAGTTAATTGTAGGTGAAATACCTGCAGATGGTAGTTTTAGTATTAAAAACAGCTTATTACTGCAAACAAACTACGCTTACATATTAAGCGCTCATAATACAGTGGCTAATGCTTTTGATGATATAGAATCAGGAACGGGTAAACCTTTTACAGAAATGAACCCAGCACCGCAGAACTTAGCTCCAAATACGGCTTTAATAGGTGTTGAACAAACTACAACCGGCTGCTCAGGTCAACCTGGCGCTCAAGACTACAACTACCTTGAAAGAAATCAAATACCTTCTAATGACGTAACATTAGCAAGTGCTTTAACCAAAGGTACAGCTTATATAAGTTTACAAACTTTTATAAACGCTGTAGTACCTTCTCAGGCTAGTCCTATTGTCTTAGATAATCATTTTGATGCTTCTTGGGCAATAGAGTATAGGCCAACTCCCACCTCTAACTGGGAGCTAGCTAGGGATATAGAAGGAAACGTTCTTTCTTTCAATACTATTGTTGATAGCAATGCTCCTACTAATCCAGTAATATCTAATAAAGACGGTATAGAAGCTACAATACCCGTGAGTAATCCCGGTGGAACTCCCAATCCTATAACACAACAAACTGATATTATATATGGAGCAAGTGGTGGCGCCGCTGCTTATAATAACTGGTTTAGAACTTCTGCTGAAAATACTAACACTAGCGGAGGAAGTTTTGGTGGTCCTTCTCGTAGATCTGATCATGGTAAATGGGCAGTTGTTGGAAAAAGTCCATATCCCAGTGAGACGTCTAAATTTGGTGAATACAGGGTTATCATACAGAGATTAGGTGGAAGCTCAGACAATACGCAGTCTTGTGCAGCGCCTATAGGAACCGGATCTGACAATGGACAAAACAACTATAATACTTCTGGTGCATATATAAAAACAGGTGATTTTTATTATGATTTAGGTGATGAAATTAGTTTTGGTTATGAAATAAACACTAGTTTGTTTTCTAATCGATTCGATGCTAAAGAAAATACTACTTTTAATAAAACAGTATATGCTAGAGAAGGTATACACAGATATGTAACTAAATTTTATGAGGATGCATCCTTACAGACTACTTATACTGGTTACAGTGGAGATACTAACGATAGATACTTGTCTTATATTGCAACTCTTTCGTCAGGAACAGATGTAAACGGTATTCCATATACTACACCTTATAATGATTACGGAACTACAAAAGGATTAGCTCTAGCCGCAGAAGGAGCTAGTTATAAAGGCGGTTCTGGTTATGATTGGGAGGGCGCAGAACAAAATTTAAGAGTATGGACGTGTGATATGAATAAAACAAGTGGTTTAAAAGTAAAAGGATCTGCACAACCTAGATAACATATAAGCGGTAAAACACTTATAAACATGTAATATATATACTATGGCATTAATAGAAGTAAAATACTATAACTCGTTCACTTTAAGAAAAAGTGTAGACTCAGCTAGCGATATAAAGTGGTTTGGCTCTAGGGGTATACCTCAATCTATAGGTGGTTGGTATCAAACTGGTAATGTCCCGGAAGATGATAATGATCTTAATTGGGCTATTGAAGAGTCTAGAATTAGAGGTGGTTATAATAATACTTCTACGTCTTTAGGTGCTAAAGCTTACTTAGTTGAAGATGAACCTAATGGCAGTGTCAGAGGTAACGCTATGATATATTCTGGTATATATAATTCTAGAACTGGTATAAATCAAACAAATCAATTCTCCGTAGGTAAAGAAATAACTAAAGCAACTGATCCAGCTAATGGTAGCATACAAAAGCTACACGCTGAAGACTCTAATTTAATCATATTATCAGAGAGAAAAGTCAGTAGAGCACTTATAGATAAAGACGCTATATACACAGCTGAAGGAGGTGGGGTATCTGTGAACCAACTAAATCTTGTTATTGGACAAATAATACCTTATGCTGGAAATTTTGGAATAAGCACGAATCCAGAAAGCTTTGCTGTTTATGGATATAGGAAATATTTTGTAGACAAAAATAGAGGAGCTGTTTTAAGGTTGTCTAGAGATGGTATAACTGAGATATCAAACTATGGTATGATTGATTGGTTTAGAGACAATTTAAGTATTGTAGATTCATCTAGCTTTGGACCGGGTAAAATAATAGGTGGTTGGGACATATACACTAAACAATATACCTTATCACTACAACCAAGCACGCCTATTAATTCTAGACCACTACCTGGTTATTACGACTATACTACACTTCAATTTGATGAAGCTGTTTTAGGTTGGCCTTCTTTTTATACGTTTAAACCTAGGTTTACTTTTAGCTTAGCAAACAGAATGTATAGCATAGGTAATGAAGGTGGTAATTGGAACAAACTATATGTTCATAATAGTTTAAATGTTGATAGAGCTGAATTTTATGGTGAGTCCAATAAATCAAAAGTTACTTTTGTAGTAAACCCAGACGTGAGTACTAGTAAGGTTTTCAAAACCATAAACTATGAAGGTAGTAATGGTTGGGAAGTTTCAGAATATATTTCAGACGTTACTGGTGTTGATAGTTTTGAACTAGATAGTGGTGGAAATCCTATATGGATTTTACCACCTAGTTTAAGAGATACTACCAACCAAATAAATAGTTATTATGAAGGTGAGTACGTAATAAACCCTATACAATCAAGCTCTACATATAATAAACCTGTTTATAGACCAGACTATTTTAGTACTTTTGCATCTAACAACCCACCTTATAATAAAGAATATGCTGGTTTTATTAGAAAAGAAAATAAATATTATGCTAATCTAGTTAATAACAGTGAAGGTCAAACAATGCCTGGAGAAGTTATATTTGGAGAAGATATGACAGGTATAAAAGGTTATTACTGTACTGTAACTTTACAAAACGATAACAGCACTAACCCTGGTGGAGCTAAAGAGCTTTTTGCTGTAAACTCTACTTTTATTGTTAGTAGCTAAACAATTAAATTAAATGCAGTTAAATATTAGAAAATTAAAAGAGAGCGACTGGGAAACCTTATGTTCTTGGTGGGATGAGTGGCCTGAATGGCAAAATCCACCTAGAGATTTTTTACCTGATAATGGTAAAGGAGGTTTAATGGTTGAAAAAGACGTGCCTATAGTGGCAGGTTTCATATATTACACTAACTCTAAGGGAGCTTTATTAGAATGGGTTGTATCTAATCCAGATTACAAAGAAGCTGACAGAAAACAAGCTATAGCACTTTTAATAAATGCAGCTGAAGAAGTTTGTAGGAGTAATGGCGTAAAATATATGTTCTCTATAGGTAGAAATGAATCATTAATAAATATACATGAAGAACTTGGTTGGAACGTGGATGACAAGTCTTCTAAAGAATTAGTAAAAAAAATATAAATTATGGGTGTAGTAACGGCAATGGCTGTAGGAGCAGCGGCAAGTTTAGCAGGTGGTGCCATGGCTGGTGGAGCAGCTGGTAAAGCAGCTAGAAGAGCTAGACAAGATAAATTAAGAGCCGAAAGAGAGTTAAAATCAATTAAGGACTCTAGGCAAGAAATAACAAATCCCTACATCTCTACACAAGACCTTAGCGGTTTAGCATCTGATTTAAGTGGGCAATTGTCAAATCCTTTTGACGACTTAGGTGTAGCAACTAAAGCAGCTGAAATACAGATAGAGCAAGCTGATATATCTTTAGCTAATACTCTAGACACTATAAGAGCTACAGGTGCTTCAGCTGGTGGAGCTACCGCCTTAGCTCAAGCAGCGTTGCAAAGTAAAAAAGGTGTTGCAGCTAGTATAGAACAACAGGAAGCTAATAATGAAAAAATGAAAGCTCAGGGAGAGCAAAACTTGATGAATGCTAAAATGTCCGAGCAGCAAAGATTACAGAGTATTGCAATATCTGAAGGGCAGAGAGTACAAGCGGCTGATGCTGCTGGTCAACAGTTTATGTTTCAAGCTGAAGAGAACAGGACTAATATGGATCTTGATAGGGCCGCTGGTCAAATAGATCAAGCGAGAGCTCAAGAGGCTTCAGCTAATCAAGCTCAGGCTTCTGCTTGGAGTAGCGCTATAGGTGGTGTTGGAAGTATAATTAGTGCCGGAGTTGGTGGTGGTGCTTTTAGCGGTGCGGGTTCCACTGCTGCAGCTACTAGTACTCTAGGTAAAGGAGTTCCTGTTGGAGGTTTTGCATCTTTAGCTGACTAAAAATTAAAAAATTAAAACATGAGTTATAGAAACCCACAAATAATAGTAGATAGATCAGCTGAGATATGGGCTCAAGGAGTCGGTAAAATAGGTGAAACCATAAGTGCTGGTATAACAAATTACTACAAAGCTAAAAAGCTAGCAAAAGAAAAAAATGACAAACTAGCTAACGCTAATAGCAAGCTTTTAACTGAAATACAGTTAAACTATAATAAAAGCATTACTGATGCTAAAAACGCCATAAAAGGTAGTGGTGTTTTACAAAAACAAGTTCGTAACAATATACAAAAAATAGGTGATACAGCTAAAGAAGCTCATTCAATGTTAGCCACAAATCCTAATATCTCAAGAGAACAAAGAGCATCATATTTAAGTGCAATAAACAATTACAACGAGTACTCTAGCAATACAGTTTCGGGTTCTATGAAAGTTTCAAGTGGTACTGAGGTGTTAGCGCAACCTATAACCACCTTGGTCAACGGGTATTCACCATCATATGGTGATGATTTATCTAGCTTTATAGCTGCTAACGCTGTTAAGGAAATAGCAATACCTGGAATAACTAGCTCTGTCACGGTGGTACCTACTGAAAATAATTCTAATATACTCACAGTAAACTCTAAATTAAAAGTAGATAGTGATATATATAATGCATATAAAGATGCTGGTATAATAGACGATAAATCTTACCCGGAGAAAGACGGTTATATTGATATAAAATTCGAAAGAGATTTAGCAGACTGGGATGGCGCCTTTTTTGATAAAATAATAAATGCACCTGATGGTAATAAAGCCCTTGTGGATGGAGGTGTAAAGAATAAAAAAGGACAAATAAACCCAAAATACGTATATAGTAATTTAACAACTAGAACAGAGGGAGGTTTAGTTTATACTGAGCAAGTAGTTGATATCGCTTCTATTCAAGATTCAAAAGCTTACAACGACATAGTAAAGTCACAGGCTGCAGGTTTATCTATTTATGATATAAAACAACAGCAGCAATACATAAAAGGAGTTTTAGGATGGGGTGATGATGTTGTTAAAAAATACGCGGAAGTTGACCCAAAAAAGAAGCAGAATTTCCTAGAAGATGAATTAAAAATGAAAAACATTGACATGCTTGGTAGGCGTAGAGAAGTTACTGATGAGGATGTTAAAAGAATACCTGGTCTTTCTAAAACTGTTTTGGTGGGTGGTGAAGAACAGCCAAATTATATATACACTATACCACATGGAAAACCTACAGCTGTAGAAGTTGAAGAAGAAGAAACTACTAAATTAACAGAAGGTGATTATAGAAGATTAAATTACAAAGACAAGGTTGAGTACCTTGACAGCAGGTTTACAACTGAAAATGTAACGTTTGAAGCGGCTTTTGAGCTAGCTAACCAAGAAGGTATAAGAGCAGAAAAGCAATATTTGGATGGCGAAGATGAGGAAGAACGAATACTGGTAGGTAAAAATACCTTCATATACCCAAAAGACTCACCTGCATTAATAAAGAAAAAGCTATTAATAGCAGGGGGTGTTAAAAGTGAAGATGCAGAAAATTTAAGTAATGTTTTTAATATATCATCTGCACCAAAAACAGGATTACCAATTATCAAAAAATAAATTAAATAAAATATGTACAATTACAAAGGTGTTTTATATACTGTAGATCAAATAAAAGAAGCTGCAAAACAATCTAACATGTCTGTTGACGATTATGTTAAGGAGTTAAAAGAGCAAGATCCTGAGCCAAAAACTACTGAACAAATGGAGAGTACAGATTTACTTGATCCAAATTTTCAACAAGGCGCTGCAGCGGATGCGGATGTAGTGCAACCAATAACAGCATCACAAGCGGGGTACGTGGAACCAAAAGATACGGAATTACCTTCGGTAGATACTTCTTCGGGTTCAGTAAAAGTTAAACTACCTAAAGATAAAAAATACGGTAAAATATTTGAAATTCCAAATTTTAAAAAACAATCACCTAAAGATATAGCTAATGCTTATAATCAAATGTATGGTGGTAAAGATGGTGGATTTGAGTTTACTTCAAATGTAAATAACGTAACTATAAAAGCTTTAAACGGTGAATCTATAACCGTAAATACCAAGGGTCTTTCAAACCCCATGGCTCAAGCGCGTATGAGGCAAGCTGATCCGTTTGATTTGTCAGGTAGTAAAACCTCTCCCCAGCAGGGTATTGGGGACGATCCTCAAGAAGTTATAAATAATTTTCTAAAAGATAACTTCAATGAGGATTTAAATGTGCAAAATCAAAAAAATATTAAAAAATTTGAAAGTTCTATAACTGACAACATAGAGCAATTGGCTTATGATTATATTGAATCTGAAGATATTCCTTATGACCCCACCAGGCCTATAAACTCTCTAATGAAGTCAGATGGTTTTAGAGATTATGTAAGAAAAAACTCTGTTGAGAAATATGCTGAAAATAGAGACATATCAGGCTCTGGTTTTTTTGGTGGTATAAATTCTGAAGACATTGGTTTAACAGGTACTCAACCTGATAAATTAGTAGATAAAATGTTACAAGACATATCTGCTAGAGAAGATCAATTAAATGAATATAATGTCATTGAGCAATATATTAAGCCACGTAAAGAGGAAGGAAATTGGTTAGAAGCTAGCAACAGGGAGAAGTTGCAACATATAAATAGTATAAAAGACCCTAAGCAAAAAGAACTTGCCAAGGTTAATGATAGATTAATTAAAATAAAAGAAAGCCTAAATCAGCCTAATACAGGTGTTGGTGATGTGTCTCAAAGTGCTTTATCAG